TACCGGTATGCAGCGTCCCGGTATCGAGAGCCTCGTAGACGGCCACGACCAGACCAAGCTGCTGACCGCAGCGTGGGGTACGTGGTGGGACATGTACCACAGCGGAATCGACGGGGTTGTCTCCGTGAGTAACCACCACCGCGTAGGTGCCTTCAAGAAGGACCCGCTCGACGACACGTACGTCCTGAAGAAGCTGTGGAAGGTGCTGGACGAGTCAGACATCATCGTGGCACACAACGCCTCGTTCGACGCTGGCTGGATCGAAGGCCGCTTCATGGAGCTGGGCTGGAAGATGCCTAGCAAGTACTTCGTGTACTGTACCTATCAGGTACTGAACGGTAAGCGTACTGTCTCGAAGAAGCTGGACTTCCTATCACAGAAGCTGATAGGCACCGAGAAGGTGAGCCACGACGGTCTGCCCCTGTGGATCGGCTGCTCCAACGGTGACGTTACGAGCTTCCAGAATATGGAAGCCTACAACATCGGTGACATCTACGACACGCTGTACAAGGTATTCGTCCGCACTGCTCCCTACGTGAGCCTGAACAAGTGCATCGACCTCGCAGGCGAAGGTCTGTTCTGCACCCTGACCGGCGACCCGCTGGAAGAGGTAGAGGAACTGTACCAGAACCGCCACACCGGCCTGTTCTACACGCAGTACCGCAACCCCAAGTACAACATCATGTACCGGGACCGCTACAACACGCGCAGCAAGAAGGCCGGTCTCGGCTACATCCGTGCGCAAGAGCGTAACCAACTTGGACGAGGAGCTTATGGATAGAGACGCAGATATGTACGAAGAGTCGATAGGTGAGCGGGGCTGGTGCCCCGAGCCTATCGGCGAGCTGGAGTCAGCTAAACGTCGCGCAGAGGAACTGGACGACGAGTACCAGACCACAACCTTCGCACCTCTGGAAGAGACAGAGAACCCCAAGGTAGTGTGGGGAGAGGCCAAGGCAGGCTTCTTCGGTATCCCTGCCGTAGCGGAGATCGCTATGGGTAACGTGATGGTAGGCGGCGGGTACAAGTACGGTAAGTTCAACTACCGTGAGACCCGCACAGCTGCCTCGACGTACCACGACGCCATCCGACGCCACTTCCTGCTGTGGTTCGACGGTGAGGACAACGACCCGACGGACACCACGCCTCCGGGCTCAGGCGAGTCCCACCTCGCACACATCATGTCATGCTGCGCACTCCTGCTAGATGCTCAGGAGAACGGTATGCTCGATGATGACCGCAGCAAGACGGGTAAGGTACGCGAACAGTTGGACAGGGCAGCTTCTGCTCTGACCGCATTCAAGCAAGCACACGACGAATTCACGGAGAATTAGATATGACACTTATCGAACTGGTAGAGAATCAGCTGGAGCTGGAAGCGAAGGGCGCAATCGTAGACTGGAAGCGCGTGACGCTGGAAATCTACACCGCAATGAATAACCACATTGCACAAGAGGCTAACGATGCCGAGGAAGCATGAGCTCGAGACGGGGCAGCGCGTAGTTGCCCCGCACCCTAAGTACAATGACGAACCTAGGACGGGTGTGGTACAGGACAACCTGTCCGTGATGTACTTCATCAAGTTCGACGACGGGAGCGAGGACTTCGTGTACAAGGCGGGACCCATCAGGCCCGAGACAAACAACTGAGGAGATACCTATGGACCAGATTACATGGGAACAGGAGGCGTATGCCTCCGGTATGGACCGCTTCTTCGACAACGAGAGGCAGGACATGTGGGACGGTAAGACCGACTCCACCCGTGTAGGTACCAGTATATTGCAGCAACGCGTGATCGAGGTAGGCGATGTCCTACGCGAGCAAGCTGCAAAGCCTACCACCGGAAGGGGAGGCGCGTACCTAAACGCAATGCGTCGTGCCGCTACCCGGTGGGACGGCGAAGCTCTGGCGCAGGACTACAACATCCTCGCATACGTAGGACTGTTGACCCTGCTGCAAGTGAGCTACGCACGGAAGGACAAGGATAAGTTCCTGACCGCCGTGTCAGTGGAGATTGGCCGCAGGCTGGAGTACGACCAACAGCTGTACCTGTTCCAGCAACAGAACCCCGGCTTCGTCGCAGTAATCGACGCGAGTCTAGCCCAGCAGAACGTGACCTCACTGAGCCACAAGCTCAAGACGTACCAGAAGAAGTGGCGGGACGCGGAGATGGAGTGGGAAAGCTGGGGAGATGTGACCCGCTTGCAGGTAGGGCTCCGGGTAGTCCGTGCCATCCTGACCGCGATGGACGACTGCTTCGAGCTGACCAAGAAGTACAACGGCAAGCACCAAGCGTACTGTGTGGAGACCACGCTGGCGCTGGACGACTACATCATCGATGAGATGGACCTCATCTCCAAGACCATGCCCATCATGCAGCCCTGTATCGAGCCGCCTCTGGACTGGCAGCGAGTAGAGGGAGAGGTAGTAGGAGGATTCCACACCCATCCCCTCCGCAGGAAGGCCCCCTTCATCAAGACCAAGGGCCGGGAGCACAAGGAGTTCGTGAACGCCGCCTTCCCTTATAAGCACATGACCGCAGTGAACCACATGCAGCAGACCGCATGGGAGGTGAACCCCGAGGTCCTAGCTCTGGTCCGCCACTCCCTGAACCGGAACTGGCAGCTGGACGGGATGCCCCGTGGGGAGCCATTCGAGATACCGCCCTACCCCGAGGGCGGGACCGACGAGGACATCGCCTACTGGCTGGTGGACTCCAAGGCCCTCCACGGGAAGAACCGGGCCAACGGGAACGCCCAGATCGTACTGGGTCAGTCCCTGATGATGGCAGACCGATTGGCGGACAGACCCTTCTGGTTCGTCTACACCTGTGACTTCCGGGGACGTATCTACTGCACGAGTACCATGCTGTCACCACAGGGCACGGACCACATCAAGGCGATGCTACGCTTCCACGAGGCCAAGCCTCTGGGCGAGCGGGGCACGTACTGGCTGGCCGTACACGGCGCTAACAAGTTTGGCTACGACAAGGTGAGCTACGAGGACCGTGTGCAGTGGGTACACGACAACAAGGCCCGGATCAAGCAGGTAGCGGAGCACCCGCACTCGAGCGAGTCCCGGTCCTTTCTGGCCGACGCTGACAAGCCCTTCCAGTTCGCGGCCTTCTGCTTCGAGTGGGTGGCCTGCGGCTACGGCAGCAACCACAAGTACGAGAGCAAGTTGCCTATCGGACTGGACGGGAGCTGCAACGGGCTACAGCACTACGCTGCCCTGCTGCGCGACCCCGTGAGCGGGAAGGGTGTGAACCTGACCCCCGGCGACATACCCAACGACATCTATGGCGACGTGGCAGACGAGTTCGTGAGGCTCCTCACAGCGCGCTCTCGCGAAGAGGACGCCCGCTGGATACTCAGCTATAACCCTAACCGTAAAGCCACCAAGCGGCCCGTGATGACCCTCCCGTACGGGGCTACGCAGCAGAGCTGTCGCGCCTACCTACTGGACTGGTTGGAGGATGCCACCGGCAACAAGACCAACCAGCGCAGGGCACTGTGGCCCAAGGCCGTCTACGCCACCCCGATCCTCTGGGAGGCTATCGGGAACGTGGTAGTCGCAGCCCGCGAGGGCATGGACTGGCTACAGAGGTGCAGCACCATGATAGGCAGGACCGGCAAGTACGCCCGCTGGGCCTCTCCAGCCGAGTTCCCGGTCTACCAGCACTACAGCACCTACGGTACCGTGGACGTGCAGACCAACCTCTTCGGCAGGATGCGGCTCAAGATGCAGGGTATGACCACCGGCATCGACAAGGTGCGGGCACGGAACGGGATAGCCCCGAACTTCGTACACGCCCTAGACGCCAGCCACATGGTGATGGCCGTGAACGAGGCCGCGAGCCGGGGCATGGCCAACTTCAGCCTGATCCACGACGACTTCGGCGTACACGCCGCAGACACTGAGGAGTTCTCCGACGTGATCCGCCTGACCTTCGTACGTATGTACTACGACAGGAACTGGCTGATGGCATGGAAGAAGGAGATGGAGCGGTTGGACGAGGACCTTGAACTTCCTGACCCACCTGAGATGGGGGACCTAGACGTACTGCAAGTGCTTGATTCTAAATACTTTTTTGGGTAGACGGAATGAAGTACCACCTAGTATATGAACGCCTACGGGCTGACATATAGTCATAGTGTTCTCCCGGTGGCCCTTCGGGGCCACCAACCCTAACCCTTAGGAGCAACTATGTACCAAATTTCATTGTTTATCAGTGGCCTTCTGGCACACATGTTCACCTCACCCCGCACCGTGCGGGTGGTGGAGTACCAGACACAGCTGGACCCGCGAGGGTTAGTGGCCGCTGACATCGCATACATCCGACGTAACTACCGCGTGGGCCTCCGCTGGAAGGAGGGCACCACCTTGGAAGAGCTGGCCTATCAACAGGGCCGAGCAGACACCATCGACTTTATCGAGAACAAAGTGATCGGGAGACGTCTGGATGGATGAGTACCCCTTCTACTACGAGTGTGACGAATTCACGTTCATGCTCGAACCCTACGACGGGTACTTCTTTATTCACAACGACGTTCGCGTATGGTCCATTGAGACCCAGCGCCGTATCCAAGAGATACTGGACGAGCTAGGCGCGAGCGTTGACCTCCGAGTATTCTGTGACCCAGACGACTCGAAGCTGTTGTGGTACTGCGGCCTCTTTGGCTGGACGTACTCATACACGACAGTGTGCCCCTACGACGGGGAGGACAAATTCATATTAACTAGGAGCATACACTGATGGGTAGCTTATTTGATAGCGGGCCATCCCGCAGCGAGATTCGCCGCTCAGAGGAGCGTGCTTTCGAGCGGGAGCAGGAACGTCTCCGCTTACAGGAACAAAAGCTCCGCCGCCGTGAGAGCGCGGAGATCATACAAGGCCAAGGCGTTGCCACCACAGGTAACATCGTACTTGGTTCCGACGCAGTAGACGAGACTACCGGCCTAGAGCAAGTAGAGGCACCGCTGCGTGGGGAAGAGATCGACGACGGACAAGCAGAGCGGGACCGCCTGCAAGGAATCCGAGATCGGCTTAACGATAATGTCGGCTTAGGGCTGTACCGATGAGTGCCGTGAAGGGCCTGTCCCCAACCGAAGTAGAGCTGAAGACGATCTTCGACGACCTCGTAAACGAGCGCGGCACACAGGAACGGAACTGGGAAGAGTTCGCAGGCTGGACCTTGCCCTACCTCTTCCCCGAAGACGACCAAGCGAACAACGCAGAGATGCAGCACGACTACCAAGCACTCGGTGCCCGTGCAGTGAACCATCTGGCGAACAAGATCGTGATGACGCTGTTCGCCCCGGCCCGACCCTTCTTCCGTCTGGAGCTGACACAGGAGCAGCAGGACGAGCTGGAAGATGAAGGCATCAGCCCCGCCAACATCGAGACCCTCACGGGCTCAGTTGAGAAGCAGGCAATGCGGAACATGGAGAAGATTCGTCTCCGTACCTCAGTCATCATGGCTCTAAAGAACCTGATCGCTCTGGGGAACACATTGCTGTTCTTCCCGCCGAACTCTGGACAGACTGGCAGCAACTCTCAGGTATACTCCCTGAAGGACTACGTAGTCCGCCGCGACTTGGGCGGTAAGGTGATACAGATCGTTACCCGAGACCGTCGCGTATGCAGCACGCTCACCAGCGATCTGCGAGACGCCTGCCTTGCCAAAGGCCACAAACTGGACGACAAGGTAGACCTGTACACTGGTGTAACCCGCCAAGCGGACGGTAAGTTCTACGTGAAGCAGGAAGTTGACGAGGTGACTGTAGTAGGTAAGTCCTACGGCGTCTACCCAGCAGAAGACCTGCCTTGGATTCCCCTGACGTGGAACCTCGTACGTGGTGAAGACTACGGTGTGGGCCTCGTGGAAGAGTACGCAGGCGACTTCTCAGTCATCAGCGAACTAAGCGAGACCGTACTGAACATCGCAGCTATCGCAGCCGACGTCAAGATTCTGGTATCCCCAGAGTCACAGGTAGACATTCAGGAACTGAACGACTCAGCCCCCGGCACCTACGTGTCCGGCAGGCCCGAGGACTTGGCCTATGCCCAGCTGGAGAAGCTACAGGACTTCACCTTCGTAGAGTCTACGTTGGAGAAGTACGAGCGCCGCATTGGCGGGGCCTTCCTCCTGAACACTGCCGTTACCCGAGATGCAGAGCGCGTCACCGCCGAAGAGATTCGCCTCCAAGCCAACGAGCTGGAAGCCAGTCTGGGTGGTGTGTACTCACGTCTCGCAGAAGAGATGCAACAACCTTTAGCACGTATGCTCCTCGACACTGTAGACTCGGCCCTCAAGGACATCGAACCCGTCATCCTGACAGGTGTAGAATCCTTGAGCCGTAACTCAGAGCACGAGCAGATGATGCTGTTCCTCAACGACCTTACCATCTTCAACAACGTACCCGAGCAACTGTTGGGAGTCATTAAGCTCAACGATATGAGCAAGATACTCGCCACCAACCGTGGCATCGAGCACGACAAGTTCATGAAGACTGACAAGGAACTTGAGCAGGAACGAGAGCGAGCGAAAGACGAAGCGGAAGAGATGCAGGCCCGAGAGGCCGCAGCCCAAGCCGCAGGTCAATCCGCTGGCTCACAAGAACCAATAGTGTAACCGGAGAATTCCACTATGACAGACTTAGCACACGCAAAACCGGCTCCGGGTACTGGCGACATGCCGACCCCGAAGCCTGATGCAGCACCCGCCGCTCCCGCAGCGGCACCCGAAGCAGCACCCATTCTGGCCGACTCTGCCGTAAACGCAGAGGCAGCAGCCAGCCACCAAGTACAAGCAACCATCGCAGCGGAAGAGGCAGCAGCAGCAGCCCCCGCAGAGCAGCCACCTGCCACCGAAGCGACACCCGCCCCAGCTCCTATTGAGAGCGTAGGCAACGCGGTGTTCGATCAGGTAGGTAAGCTACTAGCCGACAAAGGCCATGCAGACCCCACCGCCATCTTGGCCGGGGCAGCAGAAGGTGAGTTGTCCCTTGAGGCACGGGCCTCCTTGGTGGAATCCCTCGGTCCCGACATTGCCAACTTGGTAGTGTCCCAGCTGGAAGGCGAAGTAACCAAGCAGCGCGAGAGCGTAGCACAGGAAGCCGAAGCCCAGAAGAAGTACGCCAACGAGCAGTTGGGCGTAGAGGACGGAGGCTGGGAACAGCTGAAGGAATTCGCGAACAGCGACGAGTCGGGCTACTCCGACGGAGACCGCCAAGCATTAGACTCAATGCTCCGTGAAGGCGGCGTCAAAGCACAATGGGCCATCGATCAGATCGTGTCCCGCACCCAGAAGTCGCAAGGCTTCACTCAGGTTCCGCACCTCCTCTCAGGAGACGGACCAACCACAGCAGGTTTCGAGCCACTGACCAAGGCCGGATACGTAGAAGAGATGCGCAAAGTGCAGTTCAAATACGGAGAAGGTTCACGGGAAGTGGAAGCCTTGCGTAACCGCCGCGCACAATCAATCCAGCGCGGCTACTAACCACTACTTATAGGAAGACTACAATATGTCTCTCATTGGCGAAAGCACTGGTACTCTGACTCGTCAGGGCCATCAGCTGGGCGTAGACACTGGCACCGTTAATCCTCTCTACATCGAAGAGTACGGCGGCGAAGTTGAATCCCAAATCGTAAAATCATCCGTAATGCGTCAGTTCGTGTCTATGAAGTCCGTTCGCGGCACCGACACTATCACTAATGACCGCATCGGTTCAACCTCTCTGCAAGCTGTAACTCCGGGCATCCGTCCTTCAGCTGGCGCAGTTGAGTTTGACAACATCTCTGTGAAGGTTGACACCATCATCTTGGCTCGTAACAACGTTCACACTCTGGACGACTTCCAGAACCACTACAACGTCCGCGCCGAACTGGGTAAAGACCACGGTAAGATCATCGGTCGCTTCTTCGACGAAGCTATGCTGATCCAAGCTGTTAAGTGTGCCAACATC